CCAAAAACGGATACGCTACCCGCAAGATCCTTCGCTTGCCTCAGGGTTGTCACGCCGCAAGCGGCGAGACAAATGCCAAGGAAAAGCAAAGATTCGACCGGGAATGTGACAGCCGACCCCATAGTACTAAACTTCTTCAGTCTATGGGTGAATACAACTTGCTTGTTGTATTCGACGCGCACGAAGCGCGTCCTGCACGCAGCTAACGCTCGAAGCACGAGCGGATTTCTCCGCATGAGCACCTCGACGCTCGCGCACGTTACACGGTCACTAGCTTCGCTCAGGTCGAGCGTCGCCAAGCTACCGTCTAGCGAACCTTTTTGACACAGAGCTTGGTTTTGGGTTTGATCCCTGAACCTTAGGAAGAGGTTCAACCAGCTCCGTTCCGTTCGCTCGAATAGAAATGCCATCAGGTTTTGCTGGCACCACTGATTCGAGCTCGGTTCAGCCGCAATCAATCGCGGCTTATCAAAAGTCTTAGGGACGGCGATTAGCCGTGACCCCTCCTCCTTCATAGGGAGGGGTCGAGATCTTGCCCACGAAGAATACGAGTAGTACCCGTAGTCCGCGTAGGGATAAACCTCCTCTAGCCGATCGCTCCAACTGTACCAGTGGTACTTGTTGGAACGGCCGGTCCGCGCAGAAATCGCACCGGGACCATGCCTACACGGCCATTCCTCGGGAACGTACTGCCCAAGGGTGGTCGCAATCATCGCAAAGACTCTGTCGATGCGATAACAGACATCAGGCTCGTCTTTGATCAACTCTCGTCCGACTTCGGTAGCCTCGAGGGCTTCCTTAGTGGGCACCGGCGACATAACACTCGCCGGTACAAGTTGATCACCCTCCCAAAGTTGACTAGGCTCTGGGAGGGCCGTGTCTGTGGCGATGAACTGTTCAACAGCCTGTTGAACAGCGTAGTCACCACAGTCCAGCTTACACTTCTTAGCCAGATAGTAAACCTGGCGAAGGCAGTATACAGCATGGGGACAAACCTCCTGTCGTAGAGATCCAGCGCTGTCAAAGATCAATAAGTAGAGTCCCCGGCAGAACGCCGGGATCACTACTGTGCGGCTAACTCCCCTGCTCAGGGGGAGGTTGCTCGCAACGTATTGACCGTTGTCAAGACACCTGTCAAGGTGTTTTCCAAGGGCAGGAAGGTCCGTGAGGACCGCACCTACCCCTCGACAACTGACAGCCCGAACGAGCGTATCATGA